CAAGGAGTCTGGTGCAGGTAACACTGGCTGGGTAGCTAAGTAACTCTAATAAGGAAACACAATGACTGAAGAAATCAAAACAGCGGACGTAGAACAGACTTACGTTTCTACAATGCACAGCGTAGACCTAATCAACCGTATTTATGACTCAGGTGAGACTCTTTCTGAGGAAGACCTAGAAATGTTACAACGTAACAAGGACCACCTTGAGATCATGCTAGGGAAAGACTTCTGGACTGAGGCTCAAGACCTAGCGCCGTTACAAGAAGCACTTGATCGTACAGAATAAGTAAAGGAATAGAGGATGTCAACTAGAGATTTAACACAAAGTACCCTAGACAGTCTGGACGATGATGTCCTATACCCTTTCTTTGCTGTAGAGATGTTGTTTGATGGGGATAACACCTTAAGACTGTGGACAGGCTATGGCACACTTAACTACCAAGGCCTTGAGTGGTATGGCACAGGGTCTATGCTACAGATTGATTCTGTTGAGGAGACCACAGAGATAGCCGCTAGGGGGGCTTCCCTTACGTTGAGTGGTATCCCAGAAGAAGTTCTTTCACTAGCTCTAACGCAACCCTATCAAGGTCGTAAGGCTAACATCTACTTTGGTAACTTCACCAAGGGTCTTTTGAAGCTAGAGAGTTCTGACTTCATTCTTTTTGAGGATGGTTCTAAGGTTGCACTAGAGGCTGGAACTACAAACCTATCTCAGATTTTCACTGGCTACATGGACCAGATGAATATCGAGGAAACACCTGACACTTGCACTGTACAGCTAACACTGGAGAATAAACTAGTTGATCTTGAAAGAGCTAGGGTTTCTAGGTTTACATCTGCTTACCAGAAGTCTCAGTACGCTGGTGATAAAGGTTTAGACTTCGTAGAGGGACTGCAAGATAAAGAAATCGTATGGGGTCGTAATAGTGGGAGTTAAGTATCAACAAGAGTTCCTTGATAGTGTCATAGAGGATGCTAAAGGTTTACTTGAATCCCATTGGGATGAGGTAGCTTTGAACAAAGATAAGATTAAGGTCAACCCAGATTGGGACGCTTATTACTTACTACAAGAGCAAGGTAAACTAGACATCTTTACAGCTAGAGATGAAGGTGTGCTTGTTGGTTACTTCGTTGTTTTTGTATCCCCACATATACACTACAAAGATCACCTTTTCGCCAAGAATGACTTGTTGTACTTATCACCTAGCCACAGAAAAGGGTTTACTGGTGTTAAGCTAATTAAGTTCGCTGAGAAGATGCTTAAAGAAGATGGCGTATCCGTGTTGGTGGTTAATACTAAGAATCACAAACCTTTTCATAAACTCATGGAGTTCCTTGGGTTCTCTTCCGCAGAGACTTTGTACTCTAAATATATAGGAGATTGACATGGCAGTTTCAGCAGGTATGGCTTTACTTTCTACAGGCGTAGGTGCGGTGACTGGCAACCTTGCCTTTGGCACTTTACTGTTTGCGGGTGGCGGTGTAGCAACACTTGGAACTATGATGGCCTCTCACTTCCTAGTGTCTACAGCCCTTGGTGCAGCCCTTAACGCCCTAACACCTAAGCCTTCCACGGGGGGCAACAGAGGTTATCAAGTAACCCAAAACGGTTCTGCTTTAGACCATCAGATTATCTATGGTAAGGTTAAGGTTGGGGGCGCGCGTGTATTCGATAGCACTACAGGCAGTAAAAACAAATTCCTACACAGGGTTCTTGCCTTCACAGGACACGAGATTGAATCCTTCGATGAGATTTACATCAATGATGACCTAGTAACCTTAGACGGTTCTGGTAATGTAACTTCCCCTAGCAGGTACGACGGTAAGGTTCGTATCAATAAACACTTAGGTGCTAGTGACCAAACAGTAGACACAGACTTATCCTCGGAAGTTGATGAGTGGACATCTAACCACAGGTTGCGGGGTATCTCTTATCTCTATGTAAGACTTAAGTACGATGCGGATGCTTTTCCTAACGGTGTGCCTGAGATCACAGCAACTATCAAAGGTAAGAAGGTAAAAGACCCCCGTGATGGCTCTACTGCTTGGTCTGATAACCCTGCCTTGTGTATGCGTGATTATCTAACTAGCACAACTTATGGACTAGGTGAAGATGAATCTAACGTAGATGACACTAAGGTTATATCCGCAGCTAACGTATGTGACCAAGCTAATACACCTGACGGTAGCACTAGGTACACCTGCAATGGTGCCTTCACTACAGCCTCTACACCTTATGACACCCTAAGTAACCTTCTTACATCTATGGGTGGCTTACTGTGGTATGCTCAAGGTCAGTGGCGTATGAAGCCTGCTTACTGGACAGAACCTACCCTGACACTTGATGAGAACGACCTCAGAAGCTCTTTCACGGTAAACACTAGGCATAGTCGCAGAGACAACTATAACACTGTTAAAGGTACGTTCAGAGGCTCTGAGAGCAACTGGCAAGTAACAGACTACCCAGAGGTATCTAACCAAGCGTTCCTAAGTGCTGATAACCAACAAGAGTCTTCTATTGACCTAGCCTTACCTTTCACAGATACTTCTGTAGAGTCCAGACGTATTGCTAATGTATCTCTTGAGAGAAACAGACAACAGTTGACTATCTCAGGCTCCTTTGGTATGAGAGCTTTTCAGCTACAGGTAGGAGATAACATCAAGATCAACAACACTAGGTTTGGTTTTGTAAATAAAGAGTTCGAAGTTACTTCTTGGACCTTCGGTTTAGTTGACGGCAATGACCTACAGGTTCAGATGATCCTTCGGGAAGTATCTGAGAGTGTCTTTGATGATGTAAGTGACGGTGTAGTTTACGAGAGAGATAACACTAACCTTTTGTCACCCTTTGATGTACCTTCTCTGGGTATCAATGCCGTAGCTGTTGCTCAGGTTCTATCTGAGAAGTTAGTGAACACTTTAGTTATTACTACCACAGCAACGGAGTCTGAACGCATTGACTTAGTAGAGGTACAACTGAAGCCTACAGCCGATACCGAGTATGTCGCGGTAGGCACAGGGGAGCTAGGCGTGTTCTCTAGTATTGACCTCGAAAGGGGCGATTACGATGTCAGATCAAGGGCTATCAATACCTTCGGTGTTAAGGGTGACTGGGAATACCTAACTGACTTCACAGTAGATGCACTCTCTGATCCACCTTCTGATGTCACAGGGTTTGACAAGCAACTAACAGGGGGTTCTGTATTCTTTAGTTGGGATGCAGTACCAGACTTAGACTTGTCTTACTACGAGATTAAATACAGTGCTGCTGCTGCACTAGATGTGACTTGGACTAGAGCAACTACAGTTATCAGTAAGGTGGCTAGGCCAGCAACTACAGCTAGTCTCCCTGCACGTAGTGGTACATTCTTAATCAAGGCTTACGACAAAGGTGGAAACCCTAGCGTCAACTTTACCTCTCTTGTTGTATCTAACTCTGAGTTGTCACCCCTCACTTCATCAGGATCACCTCAGACGGCCACAGAAGACCCTTCTTTCTCAGGCACTAACACTAACACATCCCTCTCCTCTGGTGAACTCATAATCACAGATCAGTCTGCGGCTAAACCTACAGGCACTTATGAGTTCCTTAATGAGATCGACACAGGTGCTATCAACTTCTGTAGGGTAACAGGTTTCCCCGTATTCACTCGTGTGTCCCCTACTGCTGGGCTATGGGATGATATACCTCAGAATTGGGATAGTTGGGGAGGCAACTGGGATGACTGGACAGGCTCAGAGGCTAACTTCGCAGACGTAGGTGTTGAAGTCTATGTAGCATCTACTCCAGATGACCCTTCTGGTTCCCCTGCTTGGAGTTCTTGGGTTCTAGCTAACGGTTCTATGCTATCAGGTAGAGCCTTTAAGTTCAAAGCTGTTCTTAACAGTCAAAACACAAACGTATCGCCTAGTGTATCTACACTTAGCGCAACAGTGGAGTATTAACATGAGTCAACACGACTTTACTATTGACAACCAGTCTGCACCTAACGCTAGGGCTGACATTAACAATGCTCTGAAGGCTTTGAATAGTTTGTCTTCAGGGGCTACAGCACCCGCTACAACTTACGCTAATATGCCGTGGGTTGAAAGCGTAGGTTCGGACTATGTTTGGAGTATTAGGTCTGGGGCTGATGACGCTTGGATTGAGATAGGAGCTTTGAACCAAGGAGATAACACTTTTTGTTTGTTTGAGGATACTAAGGTTGTCAACTCTGGTGGTACACAAGTAGGTGTTCTTGGAGAGCAGTCTGCTTCTACGTGGGAATTGGGTACAGGGACTACTGAGAGCCTTGTGTCTCCCGCTAAAGTTAAGGCTGCTATTGACAAAGGGAAGTTCTTATCTTCTAACCAGACAATAACCACAGCAGGTTCCGTGACAGTGGCCCACGGTTTAGGGGCTGTCCCCTCTGTAGTTTACATCGAACTAGAGTGTGTTACGGCAGAGTACGGTTACAGTGTTGGTGACATTATTGATGTTTCAAATGTAATATGGTCAAACAGTTTAAGCAGCCGTGTTGCAGGCGCGACAGTGCTTAAAGGCAGTACAGACCTAAAGGTTATATTCGCAAACACGGGTGTATTCTACGCGATGGACTATACTACAGGTGATGACAGTGCCTTAACGAACGCAAATTGGGTTATGCGTGTGGGGGCTGTATCTTAAAGTGAAGGATAAACAAATGACATACCAACTAGGACAACGCAGCCTACAGAACCTCTCAGGTGTTCACCCTGACTTGGTGGCTGTAGTTAAACGGGCTATTCAGATCACAGAACAAGACTTCAGTGTGATTGAGGGTATCCGCAATATCAATCGTCAGAGGCAACTGTTTAAGTCTGGAGCCTCTACTACAATGAACTCAAGGCATCTCACAGGCCATGCAGTAGACATTGCACCTTACCCCCTGTCTTGGGATTGGGAATATTTCTACCCTATTGAGGAAGCCATGAAACTAGCAGCAGATGAGCTAGAGATTGACCTCGAATGGGGTGGTGACTGGAAGACCTTTAAGGATGGGCCACACTGGCAACTCTCACGAAAGACTTATCCATGATCCAAGAGGATTTTCAGAGGAGGTTAGGCAGACTAGAGTCCTCACACGAGACTTTAGAGGATAGTCTGAACCAACTAAACACCACCCTAGCACTCCTAAATCAAACCGTAGAAACTATGGCGAAGAGAGAAGATAAGCGCCAACAGTTCTTAGACAGGGCGACCTTGTTTGGTGTTGGAGGTCTTATCTCAGCAGCAGTAGCTTGGGTTGTAAGAGGGGGGTTGGGGCAGTGAGACTACATAGGATCAAGAACAACTTAGGATACCTCATTGCTGGTTTGGTAGTCTTTTCTATCTCCACTACAGTATATTTTGAGTTCAAGTATTCTCCAGACGTTAAGAAATCTTCCTTCGGAGTTTGCCACACACCTGAAAGCCCTTACTACAGTCAGACTAGAAACTACGACTCTTATGGGAGTCTTGAAAGTTGTTTGTCTTCGGGGGGAAGATTGCCCTTTAAAGAATATGAGATAGGAGATTGCGTATGGCGACATACTTGGACACAGTAACGGTAATTTTGGCTCTATTTGCTTTGGTTTTTTACTCTGACAAGCTAGTCAAAAAGGTTAACTTCGATAACACCTTGAGTTTCGTAGTAGT